TACAAGCAGTTTATTAAATCTAAAAGGCAATGGTCTTGCCATAAAAAATGATTTAAACGGTGGAAGCAATAACTGGAGTTTAATTCAAAATCTTGCATCAACTACCGAATCTTCAATAGATTTTACATCGGGTCAAGGTCTTGCTATGACTATTGCACACAACAAAAACGTAGGAATAGGTACTGATAATCCGAGCGCGGGGATTCACGTTAAACACGGTAGTATAACTACTTCTTCTGACTATTCAAGTTTTTTATCAAACGCAACTGCTAAAATAGTTTCAAATCATTCAAGTGAATATGGTATTTCGATTGGTTATGCTAATGCTTCAACTGACGCTATTGGAATACAGTCTGGTAGTACAGGAGCATCAAGACCTTTAAGTTTACAGCCTTTTGGTGGCAATGTAGGAATAGGTACTGATAATCCAGCAAGAACGCTTGAAGTAAATAGCGGAACTGCTTCTGATATCGTAAGTTTTGGAAATGATAGTGGCTCAATGACATTTGGGCAAACTACAAGTTTAACAAGTTTAGATTTAGCTACATCAAACGCTTACAGAATAAGACAAGGTGCATCTACTCCTTTTTATATAAATACGGTTGGTGATGTAGGTATAGGTACTACGAGTCCTGATGAAACTTTGCATTTACATAAAGCAGGAACAAATTATTTAAAAATAACAAATAATACGACAGGACAAGGTTCAGCAGATGGACTTATAATAGGCAATCTTGATTCAGACGGAACAGCTTTAATTTGGAATTATGAAAATGCTCCAGTTATGTTTGGTACTAACAACACCGAACGCCTGCGCATAACGAGTGATGGGAATGTATTGATAGGGCCAACCACAAATACACCGCAAAAATTGGAAGTATTTGGTATAGATTCAACTGCTTATAGTTCTACTGATGATAATGCACAAAAAGCATATGGCGCATCTATTTGTGTATCAAATAATGATGGTACAACAAATTCATTCGCGCAAATAGTTTTTGATACAGCAGGTACAAATCAATCTATTGCCCGTATTGTTGCTATTCGTACAGGAACTTCTTCTAATGATATGGCTTTTGTTGTTGAAGGTGGGAATACCAAGCGTGAAGCAATGCGCATCTTATCGAGCGGAGGTATAACATTCAACGGAGATACTGCTGCTGCTAATGCTTTAGATGATTACGAAGAAGGGACTTTTGCTGCGACTTTTAATGGAAGCACAAACACCGCAACAGGATATTATACTAAAATTGGAAATATGGTTCATTTTCAAGTGTATTCAGGAGATATAAATGTAGCATCGCCTTCAGTAGCTGCTATTGTTGGTGGTCTTCCGTTTACCGCAAAAACAAACGCATATTCTGCTATATCTGTAACTCACAATACATATACGGCAGGAACGGCTGAAAATGGATATGTTATACAAAACGGAACGACTATTTCTCTAATGGTTCCCAATTCGGTATCGGGAAGAAGTACTTCCGTTGGTTACCCAAAATACATAATGCTTGCAGGAACTTACCAAACATCATAATAAATATAATAATGGCACTAACAAAAGAAAAAATTCAAGACAAAGTAGAAATTGTATCAAAATACAAACATCTACAAATTCGCTACTCTAATCAGATATTAGAAGATGGCGTAAAGATTTCAGAATCATTTGAGCGTACAGTAGTATCTTGCGGTGATTACGATGGAGCAGATGCTAACGGAGTAAGAGCGATTGCTGATGCGGTATGGACTGCGGACTTAATTAGCGAGTACGAAGCGAGTATTAATCAACCCGAAATAGTAGAATAATGACTTACACTTGGAACAACAAAACGGTAGACACCTACCCTAATTTAGACGGCAACGCTGATGTAATATTCAACGTTCATTGGCGATTAACTGGCGAAGACGCTGACGGCAACGTAGGGAGTACCTACGGAACTATTGCTTTAGACACTTCTGACCTTTCAGACTTTACTGCGTTTGCGGACATCACCGAAGATATGATTAACGGATGGGTAGAAGCTGCAATGGGGGAAGAAGAAGTACAAGCTAAAAAAGATGCTATTGACGCGCAAATTGCTGAAAAGATTAATCCTACGGTAGTAACAAAGCAAATTGGCGCATAATTTTTTATCTTTGTCTAAATTTTAAAGCAAACAAAAATGGAAATTAAAATTACAAAAGAACAAGCGAACCAAATCACCGCGATTTTAAACGAACTACCTATTCGAGAACTTAATAAGGTGCAAGCCATTATTAAGATATTTAACGAAGGTATTCAAGACAACGAGGTGGTTGAGGAGGCTGAAACAGACGAAAATTAAATTTGTATATTTGTAAAAAATAAAATATTAAATAAATGGCTACAACTGGCGTATTTAACGGAACTAACTTAATTCTTAAAATAGAAGATACTGCTTTAGGACACACTACAAGCTGTTCAATGACTTTTAACGCTGACCTACCAGAAGCTACCACTAAAGATAGTGGCGGATTCCAAGAGGTTATTGCTGGGGTAAAATCTGGTGAGATTTCATTTGACGGTCTTGTTGCTTATGACGATACAGCTAACGCCATTGAACTTGCTGATTATTTAATCGCTGGAACACAATTAACTTGTGTTTTCGGTACTGCTGCAAGTGGCGATGACGTTTATACTGTTGAAGGTTTTCTTTCAAGCGTTGAAATGACTGCTGAAATGGAAGCGCCTGTATCTTACAGCGGAAGTATTACAACTACTGGTTCAATTACCAAGAGTACTAACTCATAATACAGGGGGGTATTAATTTACCCCCTTTAATTCTTTTATTTATGGCAAACAAAAAAAGGGGTTACTACACCATTGAATTAGGTGGTAAACAACGCACGCTTCATTTTTCAATGAACTTCTGGGCGAACTTTACCGATATTCTAAACATTTCACTTGACAAATTAGGCGAAGTATTTAACGGCGGTATTTCTATTTCAGCGATACGCGCTTTGGTTTATTCTGCTATCTTGGCGTATGACCAGGAAGAAGGAAATGAAATTGACTACAACCAATTTAAAGTAGGTGCTTGGCTTGAGGATTTAAACGCCGACCAGCTTACTGATATTGTAAACGCAATGACCGAAAGTCGTATTTTAGGCAACGACCTAAATATGGGTATTGACCGAAATCCTAAAGATACGGGAAAGCCGAAGCCAACCGCCTAACTTGGGATGATATACTCGACTACTATATTGGACAGGTTGGCATAAACCCAAACGATTTTTGGGGTAATACTTGGTCGGAAAACCAACGTCTTGGCGAATCACACACTATTAAGATAAATCTACAATGGGAACAAACACGTTATTTAGCAACGATGATTCACAACGTAAATTGCACCAAGAAAAGCCAAATGATAAAGCCCAATAAATTATTTCCACTTCCACAGGATAAATACCTAAACGATGGCAAACCAAAATCGACACCGCAGCAGTTTGTATCGTTTTTAGAAAAAGCAAGAAAAGCAGGGGTTAAAATTTAACCTCTTTTTTTTTAGTATTTTTGTACTATGGCAAATCAAGAGCATTTAATAGTAAATATATCGGCGAATACAAGAGGATTAAACGCTGGTTTAAATAAAGCACAAAGCAAATTAGCATCTTTTGGCGGTAAATTAAAAGCGGTTGGTTCACAACTCCAAACACGCCTTGCCTTACCTTTAATTGCTGGTGGTGGTGCTGCTATAAAAATGGCGGCAGACTTTGATAAGTCAATGACCAAAATTAAAACCCTTGTTGGGGTTGCTGGCGCAGAGGTGGATGCTATGGCTTCTTCTGTAACTAAATTTGCAAATCAGGCGGGGGTATCTTCTGGAGAAGCCGCTGACGCATTGTTTTTTATTACTTCTGCTGGACTTCGGGGCGCAGATGCAATGGCTGTATTAGAGGCATCAACAAAAGCCGCCGCGATTGGGCTTGGCGAAACAAAAACAATAGCGGATTTAGCTACTTCTGCAATGAACGCTTACGGTGTAGATACATTAGGCGCAACAGACGCTACTGATGTTTTAACAGCCGCTGTTCGTGAGGGAAAACTTGAAGCTAATGAACTCGCTGGTGCAATGGGTAGAACTTTGCCTATTGCTTCTAATATGGGTATTCAGTTTCACGAAGTAGGTGCTGCTTTTGCCGCTATGAGTAGAACAGGAACTAATGCCGCCGAAGCATCTACCCAACTCAACGGAATTATGATGGGTATTATGAAGCCCACCAGCGATGCTGAAAAAGCAATGAAAGAGTTAGGTCTTTCAAGTCAAGGTTTACGACAACAAATTAAAGATGAAGGATTATTATCTGTATTAGAAACATTACGGCAGGCTTCGGAACGCAACTCTGGGGCTTTTGAGCGAGTTTTTGGTAACGTTAGAGCCTTGAGGGGAATTTTAGATTTAACGGGTAAAGGGGCTGCGGTAACGGCTGAAATTTTTCAACGTATGGCGAACACCTCTGGTGTTACAGCCGCTGCCTTTGATGAGTTACAAAAATCATCTGAATTTAAACTACGAAAAGGATTAATACAATTAAAAAATTCATTTACTGATTTGGGCGGTGTTTTGATGGAAAGTCTTATGCCTATGCTACAAAATGTAATGGGTTTTTTACAAGATTTATTTTTAGCTTTTAATAGGCTTGACCCAACCACAAAACAATTAGTTATAGGTTTTACCGCTTTTGCGGCAGTATTACCAACCATATTGACAGTTTTAGGTTCTCTTGGAACTGTTTTAGCCGCCTTGTATTCACCAATAACTTTAGTGGCAGCTGCAATTGGTATTGTTGTTCTTTATTTTGATGACATAGCTAATGCAACAGTTTTATTTAAAAACGCCATAAAATTTAATGTATTACGTGTTTTAATTCGTGTTGAAGAATTTTTTAAGAAATATATTTTTCTGCCATTACAAACAGCAGGTCTTTTATTTACTGAATTTAAAGATAATTTATTAGGTGGCGATTTTTCAGGTATTTTAGACGCTGCTTTTGAACAAGGCGAACAAATATCAAAAGATGCTGGGAAAAAATTAGCTGATAGTTATGTTGATGAATGGGAAAAAAACGTTGAGCAAAGGTTTGATGGTACTGTTTCAACTCTATTAAAGAAAATACAAGGTCAAGTATCAAGTGTTTTTGAGGGGGTAGGTGTAACAACTCCAGGAGGCAGAAAGCCAGTTCAAGCCTTAAACGTAAAAACTACGGGAAGTAATTTTGGGCAAATTACCGCGGCTGCTGTTCAGATTACTGATTTAACTAATAAAATGCAAAACGCATCTGATGTTACAAAACAACTTGCAAATTCTGTTGGTGATACATTAATGAACTCATTTATGGCATTGGCTGATGGGGGTAATTTTTTTGATTCTATAATACAAGGTTTAAAAAAATTATTGGTTCGGCTTGTAGCTGCTGCTGCCGCTGCTGCTGTTTTATCGGCATTATTACCAGGTGCTGCTGCTAATTTAGGTGGGGTCAAAGGAATATTTAGCTCATTATCAGGATTACAAACATTTGCAAACGGGGGGATTATATCTGGTCCAACTTTAGGTTTAATGGGTGAGTATTCAGGCGCAAGAAGTAACCCAGAGGTTGTCGCGCCACTTGATAAATTAAAAGGAATGATTGGGCAAACAGGACAAAACGTAAACGTAGGGGGCGAATTTAGAATACAAGGTCAGGATTTAGTAGTAGCATTACAAAGAGCCGAGCGAAATAGAAAACGTATCTTATAATGGCATACGGAGTAAAATATGAACTTTTTTTTAGCGATGTCGTTAAAAGAAAGATGAAAATCGAAATTCTTGAAAAAGATTACACGGGCGATGTATCTTCTATAATTGGAACGGGTCAGCCAGCCGTAATTGAGTGGGATGCCGATGACGATATTTATTCGCCTATTATTGGCTCACGATGTAAACTTTCTTTTTTCGTTACAGATTCTGTACAATACGATGAGTTTTACCGCAGCGATGAACGCCAATATAAAGTAAAGATTTTGTATTATAATTCTTACGGGGGAAATTGGGAAGATGAAGTAGGTACTTGGGATGGAATGGATGTTATTTGGAACGCCGAAATAGGTCAAGAATTTTACTACCAACCAATTTGGGAGGGTTTTTTGGTTGTTGACCGTTATCAAGAAGCGGTTGTTACTGCGCCCTATGAAATACAATTAGAGGCGATTGATGGGCTTGGAACTTTAGAAGGGTTTGATGCGCCTATAAATACAAGTGATACATCAAATACTGAATCACTATTCTACTACCTAAAAGAAATCTTAAAGCTAACAGGTCATACTTTTGATTTATTTATAGCTAACTCAATTAGAAAGGCAACCAGCCCACCAGCAGACCAAACTATTTTTCACGATATTATTATAAATGAATACGGTTTATTTAATAACAATTTAACTTTTAGGTCTGCAAAAGATGTTTTAGAAGCTATACTAAAAATAACAAACAGCCGTATTTTTCAATCCTATGGGCGTTGGTATATTATAAGTAATTCAAACCTAATTGACAACCGTATTGACACAAGTGGCGTTATTGATGTCGAAGCCCCAAGTGGTGGTGATGATACCGATGACCCAACAGAACCAACTCCAGACCCAGTATATGATGCGCCAAATATCAGCATCGTTGGTGAGGCTACTATGTACGATGGAACTGCTTATAATTTAACGGTTGTCGATAATGGCGGAACATTGCCAGTGAGTTATGAATGGACATTACCAGATTCATATACCATAACAACTGACGACCCTATTTATCCTATTGGCGTTGTATATGTTGAAGATGACGGAGAGGTTTACAGCGTAGTGGCTACTGATGCTAACGGTGCAACTGACACCGATTCTTTTACTTTAACGGTTGCAGTTACTCGACCAGATATTGGCGATGACCCACCAGAAGGGGAAACAACCGACACAAATTATGAGTTTGTTATAAACGTTGTAAACAGCGTTACGGGCGCTTATGTATCGCCATTAAAAGGTACAATAAATTACGCCGCAGGTGAAACGGGTGATGCCTTTACAATGATATTTAACGTAGTATCATTAACAGGCGAATTTACAAGTGCATCGCAATTAACAGGGGCAACGCTTACAAGTGGCTCTGGAACGTATAACGTAGCAACTGCATTGGTTGGTGATTTTATACGAGTAACCGTTACGGGTAATTTGCCAAGTGGCGGTAGTACTGAAACGCTTACATTAACAGGCGCATCTGACGTTCAACAATTTACAACTACATTCACAAGAGCAGGAACGGTTTCAAACGCTTCCTATTCTTTAAATCCCGGAGATTTAAGCGCAACGGGGGGGACTGGTAAACCGTATTCAATGACGATAACCTATACGGCGGCAAGTGGATATGAATGGACTGGTTTGGGTAACATTCAAATTTTATC